ACTCCCGCCCCGGATTTCGCCGGCGACACCGTCCCGGTCACCCAGTACGACGAGCCCCGGAGCACAGGCGCCCCCCCCTACCCCTGGACGGGGGCGCGAGTCCAGATCAGATCCCTGCCGGAGTTTGCAGGCCAGATAGGGACGGTGGTGCAGTACGACCCCGACTCGCCGGAGATGCTCGTCGCCCTGGACAACTCCCTCGATCGGATCTGGCTCCCGCCGGAGTCGCTGGTGCTGGTCGGCGCCGGGAGGGGATCGCCATGACCTACAACATGGAGGGGGCCCGGGTGCGGGTCTCGGTGCCGGGTGCGCCGGGAGAGATCGGAGAGGTGCTCCGATACTACCCTGCGACAGAGCAGTACCTCGTCCACATTACCGGGACGAGGAGCAGGGTCTGGATGTCGACCTCTGATGTGGAGGTGATCGGATGAACGACATCCGAATTAATCCCTCTGACTCAGAGAGCCTCTCTCTCGATTTCATTGACGCCCTCTTAGAAGGGGGTGAAAAACAGTGCCCCAAGTGTGGGAAAATTAAACCGGCGGGGGAGTTTTACAAGGAGATCCGCCGGAGTGGTGGGCGCTCGGGATGGTGCAAAGAATGCGCAAGAAATGCGATGCGCAACCGTAATTACGACAGGTATCACGAGGATTCGGGTCTCTATAGGGAGACGGCGCTCGTGGCGAGCAAGAGATACTACCGTTGTATGAAGACCCCTTCATGCCCCAGGGCGGGGGCGCTTGGAGCGGATCTCGTCGTTTTCGCCTGTGAGGTGTGCGGGAAAGAGTTCCGGCGGTTAAAGAGCAAAGTTGATTATACTTATGCTTTGAGGGGGACTCTCCCTAGATTTTGCTCTCGCGAGTGTCGAATCGCATCGACACGCAAGGACTACATATCCCCATACGCCCGGAAGATCGAGCGCATCAAAAAGGAGGTGGGCGCGTGACCTACGGCATGGAGGGCGCCCGAGTCCGGATACCTGCGCTGGATGACGGCACCGGCGAGGAGGTCAGCATAGCATGACGGGACCAACCATCCCGATCACCTGGGGGCTCCTCCAGGGCTACGAGATGTATCTCCAACGCCGCGGATGCTACGCCCAATCGACCATCAAGGCCATGGTATCCCGTGCGCGACGTCTACCGACCACGCTCGGGATCAACGAGATCCCACTCGACGAAGATGCGGCTGTCGCGCTCATCAACACGCATTGCCGGTCCCGCAGCACGGCTGATGGGTATAAGGCCACGGCCCGGGCTCTGATTGAGTATTGTCGCGCGGAGGCGTCGGTATGACATATGAGCTGGAGGGCGCCCGGGTGCGGGTGCACGCACCACATATCCCGGGCGAGGAGGGTGAGGTGATCGGATGTCGCTGCGCCCTATAGGGGAGGCCCGGCTCACGGGACGAGACCCGGACGACGTGCTCCTGATGCGCATCGGCGACGATCTGCTGTCGGTGCGACTCGACCTCTTGCGGCAGTTCGTCTACCGCAAGCGCAGCAGCGCCCCCATCTGCCGCAGATATCCCGGGACGGCCGGGAGGTTTCTGGATGTTCAGATCTCGAGCGAGATCCGGCGGACCCGGAGAGGTCGTGGACTGGAGTTCTGGTTCGGGGGGCGACACTATGTGATGCCCACGGAGGATGTCATCGACGTCATCAACAGCCAGGAGCGGCACTCTACCGTCGGGATATATGAGACCGTCACCGACGCGGCACATCTGAGCGACGCAACCTCGCGACAGACTGCACTGGAGGGGGTATGATGCCCGGGGACATCGCCGCCCCCAAGGGCCTGGGGATCTGCCCGCCGGAAGCTCGAGCCCGGTTCCGGACGCTGCAGCAGGAGCTCAGTGCGGCGCTGCAGCGAGGGGATCTCCTGCGAGCGAGAGGGGTCCGTCTCTCGCTCCAAGTCATGGCGATCTGGTGGCCGCCCGATGAAGTCCTGGAGGCGGGCGCATGACCCGCCCGATCCTATACATCTCCGGGCCCTACTCCGCCGGCAACGGGCGCACGGTCGCGGATAACATCGCGATAGCCCGATCGTATGCGGTCGCGGCGGCGCGGAGGGGATGGCTGCCGTTTACGCCGCACCTCAATACAGCGCACTTCGAGGTCGACTGCCCGGAGGTCCCGAACGAGGACTGGATCGACGGCGACCTCGCGATCCTCCGGCTCCTGCCACGGGCGCGCGCAGCGGTGCTGCTGCTGCCGGGATGGGAGCAGAGCAAGGGCGCGCGGCTTGAGCGCGATTGGGCGATCCACCTCAATCTAGAGGTCTTCGACCCGCCCGCGACACCGTGGGATATCCCGCCCGCCGCGGCGTTCAGGAGGCGGTACCGGTGACATTCATCTCTGTAGGCGAGGCACGGCGCGGGCGGTGGTCGCGTGACTGACCCCTGGCGCAAGCCTCGGAAGTGGAATATCCCGCTGACCTACGAGCCGAAGATCGCGGGCGTCCGGGACGGCACGATCCGACAGACGATCCGGGCCGGGGCGAAGTACCGCATCGGGGATTTGGTATCGTTCCACGGCTGGAGCGGGCGCCCATATCGATCGCCGTGGTCGTTCCGGACGGAGTATCATCCGCTGACGACGGCGCGGAATATCCGGATCGTGCCGGGCGGGATCGTGTTCCCGGGGCCGCTGCATGAGGAGTACTATGCGTGGCGAGCGCTCGACGACCTGGCACGGCGCGACGGTATCGAGCCGCCGACCGGCGAGGCGCTGCGCGACGTGCTCCTGGGGATGCACACGGTCCCGGCGGACGGCGTCGAGGCGCAGGTGGTGAGGTGGTGACCGACAACCTCGCCGCCCCGGAGTGGTGCCTCGGATGCCCCTCGCCGATCTACGACGACCGGCGCGGGGAGTGGAACTGGTACTGCCGGCAGCACTCTCCGACGGGGATCAAGTGCAGCAACGTCGCGGTGCTCCGGGAGCGGTGCTACCGCGTGCGGGATTATTTCGCCCGAAAGGAGGCGAGCAAGTGACCTTAGAGATCGACCGGATCTATTGCGGGGATTGCCTCGACCTGCTCCGCGACATTGAGCCTGGCACCGTCGACATGGTGCTCACCGACCCGCCGTATTCGAGCGGAGGGATGTTTCGGGGCGACCGGATGAGAAAACCGAGCGAGAAGTATATCGGATCAAAAATTCCTTATCTGGAGTTTGAAGGGGATAATCGTGATCAACGGGCATTTTATCTCTGGTGCCGGGAGTGGATGCCACTCGCCCGGCGCGCAATGGCTCCTTCTGCACCGTTCGCTATATTCACCGACTGGCGACAACTGCCGACCATAACCGATGCGATCCAAGTCTCGGGGCTCGTGTGGCTCGGCGTCTTCGTGTGGGATAAGACGGACTCGGCGCGACCTCAAAAGGGGAGGTATTGCGCCCAATGCGAGTATGTGGTCTGGGGGGCGAACGGGGTCTTCAAACCTGCGGCAGAAGTATATCCTGCAGGGCTTTTCCGGCAGTCGGTCTTCGTCGAGGAGCGTCTGCATATGACCTCGAAACCTATCGCACTCCTCGAACACCTCCTACAGATATGCAAGCCTGGCGGGCTCGTGCTCGATCCGTTCATCGGCTCAGGCTCAACCGCCGTCGCCTGTAAACGCACCGGGCGGCACTACATCGGCATGGAGATCGTGCCGGGCAACATCCCGATCATCAAAGAGCGGATCGCCAACGTGCCCGCGCCGCTATTCTCGTTCGGGGAGGCGACACAGTGAGTTCTATCGTTCTGAAAATACCAACCGAATCCCAATCATTCCGCGCCGCGCTGACCGACGCGACACTCCGGGATCGTGTCCAAGAGTGGATGGCCGCCGCTGTCGAGCTCGACGACGCGAGCTACATCCCGCTCCGGACGGACTGGATGCCGCCGAGGGATCGCCGGACTGCGGACGGGGTGGAGCTGCTCCTCGCGGGCAAGTGGCCGGAGCAGGTGCAGGCGGCGATCGCGGCCGGGCAGTTCGCGCGGGTTTCCGGGCGCGTGGTTGGTGAGTTCTGGAAGGCGATTCAAGCATCTGCTCCTGCGGAAAAGGATCGCGTGCAGGAGTTCCGAGAGTATCTCAAAGAGTCGCTCGAAGTGGCGATGACTGAGGTGCTTCCGGAGGATTGGATTCAGCGAGTCTCCAACTACCCGCAGCCGCACGAACCAGGTCCGTGGGAGACCCCTCAGGGGTATCGGATGATGTGGGACGCCGAGGCGCAGAAGATCGTTTTCGAGCACCGCTATATCTACGAGAAACACCACGGGGCGATCCCCTCCGGATATGTCATCCATCATATCAACGGGATCAAGAATGACAACCGGATTGAGAATCTGAGGATGATAACTCCGAGCGAGCACATCAGGTTGCACGCAGAGTTAAGGAGATTATCGAGGGAGTATAATGAGGTTTCGGAGATTAGCCCCGTCAATGCGGGGGAGAAGGTCACGGGGGCCGCGGCAGCAAGCGCTCTCTCAGTGGGTCGTGATCCGTGTAAAGTGGCCCGGTGTGATCTAAATGGTGAACAGAGCGAAGCGCCCGCAGTGGCGCCGGAATGTGTGGCGGACGCCCATGTTCTCCCCCAGAATCCAGTGGCGGACCATAAAACCCCGGATAGCGCAGTTGAGGAGATCTACCCCGAGGGGGAGATGGATCAGGATGTTCCGGCAGCACGGATTCTAAGCATCCCGGCCGAGGCGATCGAGGCGATCGAGCCGATCTTCCCCGACGAGGTGATCGACCGGCTGACCCTCGACGCAGGAGGACTCGACGACCTCACGCGGACCATCAAGACTCTGGAGCACTACGGCGCTAAGTTCCCGCCGTGGTTCTGCGATCAGCCGATCGAGGCGGTCCGGGCAGGGCTCAAGGACGCGGCCCGGTCCGAGAGGGTTCTCCGGGCGTATGCCGCCGAACAGGATGGGGTCTGGAGGCAGCGGGACGCTCTGGTCGCACAGTGGGCAATCGATGTCGGCGTGCCTCTCCCGGACCCTGAACCAGCGATCGGGCTGGAATTCCCCTGCACCGACGACGGCAACGGGGATCGGCTCGTCGCGCAGTACCGGGACTCGATCCGGTATTGCAAGACGTTCGACGCCTGGTTTATCTGGTCCGGCTCGCGGTGGGAGCGCGACGAGACCTGCCGGATGCTCGCATTAGCCAAGCGGGTCGCCCGGACGATCCATATCGAGGCTTCGGCGACCACAGACGACCGGCGCGAGAAAGTCGGGAAATGGGCCCTCACGTCAGGGATGCTCTCGCGACTCAAGGCCATGATCGCCTGCGCTGCCCCGGCCGTCGCAGTGACACCTGATGAGTTCGACGCCCGGCCGGAGTTACTCAACTGCCGGAACGGGACGCTCGAACTCGATACGCTGACGTTCCGGGAGGCGCGGCGGGAGGACCTACTGACGAAGTGCTGCGGGGTGGATTACGACCCGGCGGCGACGTGCCCGACCTGGCTCGCGCACCTGGATCTGGTGTTCGGCGGGGACGCGGCGTATATTCGCGGTTTTCAGGAGCTCTGTGGGTATTCGCTCCTGCAGGACAACCCGGAGCAGATCATGGCGATCCTCTACGGCATGGGGAAGAATGGGAAAAGCGTGACGATCGGGGCGCTGGCGCGAGTATGGGGCGATTACGCCGTCAATATCGCCGCTGAGTCGCTGATGGTGAAGCGGAGCGAGGGGCCGCGGTCTGACCTTGCCCGGCTGTGCGGGGCGCGGCTCGTCACGGCGTCGGAAGGCGAGAGTGGCGCGTATCTCGCGGAGAGCGTGGTCAAGCAGTTGACCGGCGACGACGCGATCACCGTCCGGCGGCTCTATGAAAACGAGTTCCAGTTCCGGCCGGGCGCGAAGGTCTTCCTGGCGACGAACCACGAGCCCCGGATCAGGGGGACTGATGAGGGGATCTGGCGGCGGTTGTGGCTGTTGCCGTTCGTCGTCACGATCCCGGAGGACCTGCGCGACCCGGGCATCCTCGATAAGCTGGAGGCGGAAGGATCAGGTATCCTGAACTGGTGTATCGAGGGGCTCCGGCGCTACCTGGAGAACGGCCGTCGGCTCGCGCCCCCGGCAAAGGTCGTCGCGGCAACGGCCCGGTTCCGGTCGGAGAGTGATATGGTCGGGCGGTTCCTGGCGCAGGAGATGAAGACGGACCCGATGGGAACGATCGAGCGGTCTGCGCTCTACAAGATCTACCTGAAATGGTGCGAGGACGAGGGCGAAAAACCGGTCAGCAACCGGGCGGTGATCAAGTACCTCAGGGAGCGCGGGTTCGGCGAACGCAAACTCGGTGGGGCCATGTGCTGGACAGGCATACGCATAAAGAGTGCTACGGAGGCAGAAGAAGATGCTACGGAAGGGACATTACAGGCAGGTCTTTGAGACAGGGCAGGAAGGGCAGGAAAAAACGGAAAGTGTTTCAGGTGTGGTGTGTCTGGGGAACTTTCCAGATTTTCATGCCCCATATGCCCCAAAAGGCACGAAGGGTATGAGGTTTCAGGAGTTCCACAACTTTCAAAGTTGGAACCTTTCCCGGAATTTCGTGCCCTTCGTGCCCTTGAGGGTGGGTTGGGGCATTCAGGGCACGAAGGATCGTAACTTTCCCATGAAGGAGGATATAGTAAAAGTTACGAAACTAAATGCCCTAAAAACCCCACTCGTGCCAGAGGTGATCTGATTGGTCGCCAGTAACACTCTCAGTAACACTCTGAGGGGTAGCAACTCTCCCGGTGACCGCACCTCCCGGGACGATGTGATCGGGGTATGGTCATCTGGTTGGATATCTGCACCATCCAGATTTTTAGACTCCGCGGGAGGGGAGCTCCGTCCCCATCACTCCCGGGACGATGCGATCGGGACGGGGGGCCGAGCATGATCGACACCGTCCAGTCCGCTCTCGTAGAGATGGGGCATGGGGCTTCAACAGCGCCCGCCAGAGACACGATAGAGACAGATATCCTAAGGGGGGACATCCTCCAACTTGGGAGGCACCGCCTCCTGTGTGGAGACTGCACAAACCAGGACGACGTGTCGCGGTTACTTGATGGGGTAGGGATCGACTGCTTGATCACAGATCCCCCATACTGCTCAGGCGGGTTCCAGGAAGCGGGTAAGAGCCAAGGGAGCATAGGTTCGAGAGTAAAGCGCTCCATCAAAAACGACACCCTCTCAACGCGAGGATATCATGCGCTACTGAAGGCGACACTCTCGATCATAGACCCACAGGCACTCTATATCTTCACAGACTGGCGGATGTGGGTTAACTTGTTTGACTTAGTTGAGGCGTCCGGATATGGGGTTCGGTCGATGATTGTATGGGATAAAAAGAGCATGGGGCTTGGTCGGGGGTGGAGGGCGCAGCACGAGCTCATCCTCCACGCGCGGACGTCGTCTGCGTCGGAACTCTTCGACAAAAAGATCGGCCGCGGGAATGTGGTGTCGATCTCACGGACGGGCAACAAGCACCACCCGACCGAGAAACCAGTGCAGTTGATAGAAGAGATCCTCCGGATCACCAATGGAGCGAAGACGGTTTACGATCCGTTCGCGGGGAGTGGGACAACACTGATCGCATGCGAGACGCGCGAGCGGTCTTGTTATGCGGTCGAGATGGTGCCAGAGTTCTGCCAGATTATCGTTAACCGATGGGAGCGAGCATCCGGGCAGCGGGCGGAGGGACTCTGAGTGGTCGCTACTACTCCTGCCTCCCGTAAGGCCAAGGGGCGGCGGCTGCAGCAGGCGGTCCGGCAGGACCTGGTCGACTGCCTCGGCATCGACCCAGGCGACGTCCAGAGCACGGCGATGGGGCAGGCGGGCTGCGACCTCTACCTCTCGCCGGCGGCCCGGGCACTCTTCCCGTACGGGGTCGAGTGCAAAGCCCAGGAGACCATCTCGCTGCCGGCCTGGTGGGAACAATGCACCGCGAACGCCGAGGCGGAGGGGCTCGCCCCCCTCCTCGTCCTGAAGCAGAGCCGGCGGGCGGCGCTGGCCGTGCTCCGGTGGGAGGACCTCCTCGCGCTGCTCCAGAACATCCCGGCAAATTTGCCGGAAGGTTCCGACGGGGGATGGGCATGACTAGGATCATCCGCGTCGAGACCTGCGACGAGTGCCCCCATGCCGCCGGCTCCCGGAGCTGCCGGGCAAGCCAGTGGTGCGACGAGGGCGGCATCCTCCGCTGTCGAAAGTTCACTGACTACTTCGTCATCCCAGAGTGGTGCCCGCTGGAGCAGGAGGGTCCCGACTGGCGGCCGCCGGCGAAGGAAGGGCTCGCTCCGCTCCTCGTCCTGGACAAGGATGCGGAGATCAACCTGGACCGGATCGTTGTATGGGAGGAGCAGCCATGACTGGTAACACGAAACGCTGCTCCAAGTGTGGCGAGATGAAACCCCGGGAGGCGTTTGGAATAGATAAACGGAATAGAAGTGGGTTACGCAGTGAGTGCAACGCATGTAGAAATGAATACGCCAAGAAACGCCGGAAAGACTTCCCCGAGGTAATGAAAGCGGCTGATCGAAAATACAGAACAACTCATGCAGAGAAATTGGGGGAATACCGCCGCGAAGCGTATGCCAGAGATCGCGATGCCTATCTCGAACGATCCCGGAAAAATTATCTGTGTGGCAAGTCTCCCTCGTGCAAGGTTGCGGAAAACTGGCCGGGGGTGCGAATATCCTTCATATGTGAAGTGTGCGGAACTGAATTTCGCCGCTTGAAATCTCAAGTAGATTCGCAATATAGAAACCTTGGTAGTCTCCCGAAATTCTGCTCTAAATCATGCCACAATGCATCTATGCGCCGAAATTACAAATCCCCCTACGCCCGCAAAATCGAACGCATCAAGAAGGGGGTGGGATCATGACCGTCTGCCGACTCTGTAGGGAGCGGACTGCTGTTCAGCCCCTCATCCTAACCAGGCCGGAGGGTACTGGCGGGACGGTCACCCACCTCTGCAAGACCTGTGCCAGGGCGCTGATCCCCGTGGAGGACTGGTCGACCTTCGGCCTCGGATGGGACGGGGTCACGCACGCGACCATCGACCTCAACGGCCCGCCGCGCTACAGCCGGGGCACGACCGACGGAGGGGACCTATGAAACCTCCTCGCACCCTCTCGGTCTCGGCCGCCCTCCACTCCCGGCTCTGGCTCCTCAAGATCCGGCGCAAGGCTCGGACCCTCGACGAAGTGATCGAGCAGGCCCTGGACGCCCTCGAAGAGCAGGAGGCCAACGATGGATAGGTCGCCCGGGGCACAGTGTACGATCTGCAACCACCCGCTGCGGGTCGAGATCGACAAGGCGCTCGTCGCTGGGGCGACGTATCGCGAAATCGCGCAACGGTTCGGGGTATCCCGGGACGCCCTCTATCGGCATAGAAAAAACGGCCACATCGCGGAGCAAATCGCAAAAGTCGCTAAGAAAAAGGAGATTAGGCAAGCTAAGCAGATAGCGGCTGCCGTTGAGGAAAAGGAGCGGTACGAGGTTGCCTCGGTCGATAAACTCCTCAAGATCATCGAGGCCCTCCTCGCCGAGTGCCTAGGGATGGTCCGGGGCGCGACGGCAGGCGATGAGAACACGAAACTCCGGGCGGTCCGCGAAGCCCGGGAGACCGCCAAGCTCCTCCTGGAGGTGCAGGGCGAACTCGCCGCGAACCCCGTCATCAACATCTCGCTCGTCGAGACGCAGCTGAACGAAATCCGCGCCCTGGTCCTCGGCGACCTCTGCCCCGTGTGTCAGGCGGTGGTCGCGCAGCGGCTCAAGGACCGTAAGCAGCAGAAGGTGATAGACGCATGATTACTGCTAAAAAGGAACATATTGATGTACCGATCTCAAACCTCATCCCCTACGAGCGCAACCCGCGCAAGAACGACAAGGCCGTCAAGAAAGTCGCGGCGTCGCTCGAACAGTTCGGCCTCGTGAAAAACTCCGTGGTCGTCGACGAGAACATGGTGCTCCTCACGGGCCATACGACCCTGAAGGCGATGCAGTCGCTTGGGTGGAAGACTTGCCCTGCGGTCACGCAGGTCTTCGGTCTCACCGAAGAGGAGAAGGTCGCATACCGGATCGCTGACAACAAGCTCGGGGAGCTGGCAGAGTGGGACCTCGACCTCCTCGCCGGAGAGCTGGCGAGCCTGGACGAGGTCGGGTTTGATGCGGAGTTGACCGGGTTCGATACCGACGCCCTCGCCGAGATGTACCCCCCAGAGAAACTGGATGTGGCGGAGGATGACTACGAGCCGCCGGTCGAGATCGAGACTAGCATCCAGCGCGGCGACCTCTTCCGGCTCGGGCGGCACCGCCTGCTCTGCGGGACTCGACGAGCGCGGAGGATGTGGGGCGGCTGATGGATGGGAAGAGGGCGGATCTCCTGCTGACTGATCCCCCATATGGGGTATCTTATGTGGGCAAGACGAAGGATGCGCTGACAATCGAGAATGATGCCCTGACAGAGGAAGGTCTCGAAGAGTTGATACGCGGGGCATTCTCCATTGCTGAGACTAATTGCCGCCCCGGCGCATACTGGTACGCAACGGTCCCGGCGGGGCCGTTGCACCTTCTCTTCGCAGACGATTGGAAAGCCAGAGGTATCCTTCGGCAGATTATGGTCTGGGTGAAGGACAGCATGGTCCTCGGCCACAGCGAGTATCACTACCAACACGAGCCGATCCTCTTTGGCTGGATGCCGGGCGAACGGTACAAAAACCCCGACCGCACTCGGACGACTGTGTGGGAATGCCCGCGCCCGAATGCCAGTCGAGAGCACCCCACCATGAAACCCGTGGCGCTATGGGCGCGGGCGATTCAGGATGGTTCGAGGGAGGCAGATCTTGTTTTCGACCCCTTCCTCGGCAGCGGCACGACCCTCGTCGCCTGCGAGCAACTCGGGCGCACCTGTTACGGCATGGAGATCAGTCCGCAGTATTGTCAAGTGATCATCGACCGGTGGGAGAGGCTCACCGGGCAGAAGGCGGAGAAGGTCGATGCCTGATCCCGCCTCTCTTATCGACGAGTGGACGGAGAATCTCCTCCGCGACCTCGACCCCGAGTATGCCCGGGAGGCCCTCTGGAGTAGGCTCGGCCTCCGCCCGCAGCCCGGCCCACAGACCGACTTCCTCGGCTCCGATGCCGACATCACTATCTACGGCGGCGCGGCCGGGGGCGGAAAGTCGTTCGGCCTCCTCCTCGCCCCGCTCCAGTGGTCGCACGTCCCCGGGTTCGGCGCCGTCATCTTCCGCCGGACCACCGTGCAGGTACGGGCCGAAGGCGGCCTCTGGGACGACAGTGCCGAGATCTACCCCGCGCTTGGCGCCACACCACGAGA